CAGGAACGTGAAGCCTCGCGTCGCTTTTACGATGCGGGTCTTCTTTTCGTTCAGCTTCAGTCCGAGTTTGGCGCATAGTCTCCTGATGCTTATCAGAAGCCTTCGCAGGTATTCCTTGTCAGCGTGTAGGATATTGCCGTCGTCCATGTAGCGGATGTAGTGCCGGACGCTCGCTTTGTCTTTGATGGAGTGGTCGAGCTTGTTCGGTACCACCAGCGCCATGTCTTGCGAGATCTGGCTGCCGAGGGTTGCTCCGCAGGCTCTGTCGGCTTGCAGTTCCGCCATGAGCCTCGCCTTCTCGCTTTCGTCGGTCAGGATGGATATATCCTGCTCCTGGTACATTTTGATGAAGTACATCGTCAATGCCTGAAGCCTTTCGTCCTGACCTGCCTCTGCCAGCTTTTCTCTGCAGAGGCTGTGCCTTATGCTGTCGAAGAAGCCGGTAAAATCATAAACCAGAGCGTAGAAGTCGCTCCCGCTTTGTCTGACCTGGTCTTCGATGTGGCGCACGATTCGGCGCCGGGCGTGGCTGACGCCCTTTCCTTTGGTGCTCGCTGGGTTGTCATAAATAAGGGACGGCTGGGTTAGCGGGGTTATCGAGCTGTCGCACAATGCCCCCTGGATCACTCGGCTGTCGATCATTATGGCGTGGATGTTTCGCTTCTTGCCGCGTTCGCAGATCGTCATCTGCTTGATGGTACGGTTGACGTCGAGCCGTCCTGCCCATAGGCTGTCTTTGGCTCTTTTCATTTTGACTGGTGCGTGGGCGATGTAGCTCTGAACGCTGCCTTTCCACTCCACATCCTTCCGGCGCCTCTGAAGCGAGCAAAGAAGCGCCTGCATAGTGATTACGTTCGTGAAGGTTCCGTGCTTCTCGATCTGCGCCTTGCGCTTCTCGGCTTTCCTTGCCTTATCACGAGCGATTCGTGCTTGAATTCTTTCTTGATTGGTCATAGTGATGAAGTGTCGCCTTCGCCCGTCCCGGCTGGTATAGTCGCCTCCGATCGGAGTTGCCTCCGGTTTTTGGTTCTCCGCCGTTCTGCCGGGTAAGCGGTACCGGGAATGAAACAAGAGGGGGCGGTTGCCCTCTTGCCATGCAAGAAGCGTCCTCCCGACCGCACCAGGGACACCGGCGTGGTGTACCGCCCTTAAATCAGAGCGGTCATGTATTTACCAGGCTGTCGCCTGGAGGGTTGCGTTCTCCTTCTCATAATTTTGATTATTTCACCCTCATACCTGGTTACTGTAATTATGAAAATCGAGGGCAGACGCCATTGCTGTTGGACGCGTTGTTGCCGTTCGTGTTCGCGTTGCCGTTGTTGTTCACATTGCTGAAGTTCGTCGCGTTCGTGACTGCCGCGCCGCGAAGCCAGAAGTTGTTCGCTGCAAACCATTGACAGAACGCCACCCGGTATCTCCTTTCTACCGGAGGTCTTTGTATCGGGCACGGTCTGCCTTCTTCAGTCCCTCCAGAAGTTTCAGCTCTTCGTCGATGAGACCTGCCCAGTCGTCCATCGTCTTTTCGCTGTAATCCATGATGTTCCAGAGAGCCAGGAGCGGTCTCTGCATAGCGTTGAGGCTATCTATTGCCGCCTGAATGTAGCGCTCGCGCTTTTCTGCATCCGTCCTGGTCTCCGGTATTTTGTGATTCGCAAGAACGACCGAGCAGAGGGCGGTGTCGATGTGATCCGCTATCCTTCCGCTCAAGAAGTCCTTACAATGATTCGGCGCATGACCGATTTTCTCGTAGGTGTATTTGTGAAGCTCCGCCATCTTCTGAAGGAACGCGAGCCTCTGGATTTTGCTTTTGGGCAGCGCTACGATCATCGGCTGCACCTCCTCTCTTTTGGTTACTCCGAAAATAAGCGCGATTTCGCGGTTGAGCATATCCGCCCATTGCTTTGCGCCGTCTTCTCTGATGTCGAGGATGTTCCAAAGCGAGAGAAGCGGCTTCTGCAGGGAGAGGATGGCTCGAAGTGCGTCGGTGAAGAATGCGCTCCTCTGCCTTACTCCCTCTGGGGTCTTGACGTTCTGCTCGTTAGCGAGAATGACGTCGGTGTATGCTCGGTTCGTCGGGTCGTAAATTTTCGGGTATATGAATTTTCGGTACCGCATCGGCACGGAGTTGAGCCGGTCGCTGGTGTGCCGGACTATGATTCCCATTTGCCTTTCAAATTCGCTGAATGCGGTCTTTCGTTTGCTCCGTAATACCGACATGGTTTCTCCTTTCTTCCCGGTTATCTGCCCCGACTTATGCGGGGCAGATGTTCAGGATTGCGGCTGCGCCTTTTAGATTGAGAAGCGAGGGCAGACGCCAAGGCTGTTGGACGCGTAGTGGCCGCCCGTGCCCGCGGAGCCGATGTAGCTCACACTGCTGAAGTGCGTCGCGTTCGCGACTGCCGCGCCGCGAAGCCAGAAGGGGGGCGCTGCAAACCATTCGCCGTTGCGGCGGATGTAGCCTCTGCTGGATTCTGAAGTGTTGATCCAGAGGTCGCCTTCCTTGACGTTGTTCGCCGCGTTGGTTGTCGGGTCGGTTCCGGATGTGAATATTGAGTATCCGTCCGGAAGCGCCACGCCTCTGAATTTGATTCTGGATGTGTTGTTCGTGAAGAATGTCACCCAGTTGCCTTCGTAGACCCACGGCTCTGCTGTGGTGCTGTAAACCTCCGCGTAGGACGGTACCCAGAGGTACGCGTCTGCAGCTTCGATTTCGTGGTTGGTGCCGTCGACGTAGCAGTTGTAGTTGATTTTGCATTGCTTCATCATCTGGCGCCATACTTCAGGGAATGCCTTATAAAGGCGATTCTGCAGCCATGCGAAGAGAGGCATATTGTCGAAGCCTCCGGCGTTGCTGTTGGTCGTGTTCATCTGCTTGGTGCGCTCCAGGAGGCTCGCGCAGATGAAGTCCACGCTGGTCGGCTGTACGCTGTTGGCTGTCAGCTTGTAGTTGCCGAAGCCGCCCACTTCAAAGAGGTAGGTTTCACGCGGCCAGCTGACGATGTTGCGGCAGTCTGTGTCGCCGAGATCTCCGTGCCAGATGCGGCAGGAGTGGATCGTGCCCTTCGCGTAGTCGCCGATGTAGCCGGCGTCCGTCTTGGTTGCGCCGAGTATGAGGGTGCAGTCGCTCTGGGTGTCGATGGTTTTTGTCAGCTCTTTGAATTCCGGAGCGTCGGTGTACGCCTTTGAGGAGTAAACCTTGACGTTCCTGCTTCCGGCTTCGTGTCTGATGACCATAATCTCGCGGTAGGTGGTAGCGCCGCTGTTGTAGGAGTTGGTGCTCCATTGTACGGAAGGTCCGCCTGAATACTTGAGCTTGAAGCCCATATATCCGTCTTCCTGCATACAGCAGATCATCGTCTGGTCTGCGGTCGTATCGCTGAAGGTTACGTCTGCGACTACCGTCCAGGCGTCTCCGATGCCGTTCTTCAGGAGCTGGATTCCGGTATCGACGTAGTTGATACCGTCGAGTTTCAGTTCGTTTGCTACGTCCGTGAAGGGGATGTTGCTGTACTCCGGTGCGAAGCCGAAGGTTACCGGCACTCTGTCCTTCAGGGAGAAGTAGTCAAAGCTCTTTCCACTCTTCGATACGGCGTAAATCTGCGCCGGTGTCATGCTGCCGATGTCGGTTCCTGCGTTCGGAAGTTCGCCGCGCTGCCATACCGCCCAGACGTCGAGGTCGCCGGTGATGAAGCCGGTGCTCTTATCCCATCCCTCGAAGAGGTAATAAACGAATTGTCCTTCTTCGTCGGTTCTTTCGGGTGTCTCGCCTGCGTAGATGGCTTCAGAGCCGTAATCTACGACCTGGGTGTCCATAACGATGCCGACCTGGGAAATCCAGCGCACGGTGTACTGGCGAGGCGTCTCGCTTTCGGTTGTGGTGAGCGTCCTCGGTGCGATAATCGCAGAGAGGTCGCTGTCCCATCCGTCGTATGTGTAAACGGTGGAGACGCTGCTCTCGCGTGTCGGTGTTTGGATAGTTCCTGCAGTTATCGGGTCTGCGACGTCGCTTCCTCGGTCGACGTACTCGCTGTGGAGCACGGTGCCGTCCCAGTTGACGAATGTCACCAGGTACTGCTGCACGAGGGTCTCGTAGCTGATCGCAAGGTCTGACCACGCGGTTCTGTATGCGGTGAGCTTTGACTGCCTCATGATCGGCACGTAAACGGCGCCGGTCAATACGGACTGTTCCAGGTTGTGGTCTGCTTCGTCCAGACCCTTAATCGCAACGAGGCGATCGAGGATCGTGGTGTCGGGAAGAGTCCAGTTGATTCCGAGGATACGGATTCTGGTCAGTCCGGTGGCTCTCTCGATGAAGTCGAGGGTGTCAATGGTCGGGCAGTCTTCAATTCTCGCCGTGCGGAGCGCGTCATAGGATGCGAATGTGAGGCTCTGGAGATTCTTCAGAGCGATCGCGGAGACGCTGCTGACTGCGGGTACTTCTGCTGTCTGGATTTTGCCTCCGGGCGCAAACGATACGCCGGTGATTCCGGATCCGTTCGCCTTCAAAGTGAGAAGGGCGTCGCAGCCGGTAAGGTCAAGCGTCTGTGCCAGGTTCGGCAGGTTTTGAATGTCGAGGGTCTCCAGGAGCACGTTATTGCCCAGACCGATAGTCGTGGCGTTGGTGTTGCTGTATCCCTCGGCGCCGTCGCCGATCTTCAGATGGCGAAGTTTTACAGCGCTGGCGATGTTGAAGTAGCCGATGTAAAGGGGCGCCAGGTCACCGACGTCTGAAACCATCGAAGCTGTGTAGATGTAGATTTCGGTGTCGTTCAGGGTGTCGATCGGGCACTTCAATTCGTAGGACTGTCCGCGTTTCGCTCTCACGCTTACGATTCCAGAGCCGGACTGCAGCGTGATGTACATATCGGCGTATGGCGTGATTGTTATCAGGTCGCTCGGTTCTACGCCGCCCCAGTTTGTCGGGGTGTATGCGCGGAATGTGATCGTGTCGGAGGTCGCTTTTGAGCCTCTGTATTTGGAGGCGATGTATTTCTCCTGGTAAACCTCAAACTGGCGCCTCTGGTCGGCTTTGGTGCCGTAGAGCATTTCAAGGTATGCTTCCGTTCCGCTGTTGGTATACGGGCGGATGTATTTCTTCCACATATCCTCAATGACCAGCGCTTCCGGTCTCGGTGACTGGTGCGCTGTGAATTTTGCAAGAATTCTCTCGGCGTCCCATGCGCCCTTTGATTCCAATGTCAGGAAGAGCTCGCGCAGGTCGTCATAGAAGAAGTCTCTCACGTTGCACCAGAGCACGCTGGAGGATGCGTTGAAGACGTCCTTTGTGCCGATGGTGTCGGTGTCTTCCATGCCGTAGGAAAGCGTCAAGCCGCCCTCGTTATCGTTGCCGTCAGCGGTGTCGTTGTCGTAGTCCTTCGTGAAGTCCCAATGGATGCCGTCGTGTGTGGATACGAAGACGTTCTTCGCGCGGTTATCAACCATCGCGTGCCTCTCGGTGAAGAGGTAATGGTAAAGCGCGGAGTCTTTTATAAAGTAGTCCTCGAATTCTGCCACGAATTTCGCGCCACGGTATTCTTCCGTGTCGTGGGTGTAGGTCTTTCCACCGTAGGTTTTGCTTTCCGGGAGAGCCGCGTCTGTTGCTGCGGTTCTGTCGGTTGAAACCACCCAGGAGAGGACTCTCTGCCATGCAGCTTTGTGCTCTGCGGTTGGATTCTTCGGGTATCTGAATTCGAACGATCCTTCTCCGTCCCATGTCTCGGTGGAGAGGTCGTCGCTCTTCCATAGGCAGGGGTTGTTGGTGTTGTTGCTGATTTCAACACATGACTGCAGCGCGTTGTCCTGCTGTCCGAATACGGCGAAGTTCTTCTTTGAGTTGTTCATATCGCCGCATCCGTAGAGAACGGTCGCTCCTGCCGGTACTGTGATGGATCCCATCTGTACCGCCTCGATGCCGGTGTTGTGGAAGAATACGACGCAGGGGTGTCCCTCGACGGTGTCTCTGACCTTCGGGTTCGCCGCTCTTGCCGGGTTGATGTACGGCTGGAATTCGTTGTATTCGTCCGCCATGACGACGTTGTTCGCGTTCTCTGAAGAGGCGACATTGAGCTTGATGTTGAAATAATTCACGCCGATGCTCTTGTCTGTCATGGAGTATTTGTCGCCGGTGGTTCCATCTCCGAAAACGAAGGCGGCCGTGGTCACCTCGCCTGCGCCATCCTCGATTGCCTCGAATTCGAGGTCGAGGTTCAGCGCTGCTTCTCCGTACTGTGCGGAAGAGGTACCTTGAGCCTTCATCGTAACGTTGGCACCGGTGAATTTGTGTTTTACGCCGCCGGCTTTCATGACGTGGTCGACCGTGCAGGTGACTTCGTCTGTCTTTGCCGTTGTCATCTTCGGGGCGTGTACCGTGATCACGCGGAGGTTCGGACTTGCGTCGATGAGCTTCTGGATATCGATGTCTCCGTTGGAGTCGTAGATGTTGTTGCGATTGTATCGCGCCAGCATCTCTTCGGCATCCGGAGCGTCCGCCATCCAGTTTTCGTGGATTTCGAGGCGGGTCAGGTCGTTCTCGTAAGCCTTCACGCGGTAAATATGGACATCGCAGTCGTTGGATCCGATTCGGAGCAGCTGCGGATTGTCCTGGGTGAAGTTGTCGTTATCGGCGTAAATTGCCACCTTCGAAGGAATGCCTTCAAGCCAGATCATCATTACGCGGTCGCCTCCATCGGGTTCGATGTTGATGTCCATTTCGATGATGCTGTCCTCGCAGTACGGTACGTCCATTTCGGTGAGCTGCGATCTTACGGTCGCTCTCTGCGCCTGGAGTTTGACGCCGATGTTGTCTGCGAAACACGAGAGAATTTGTGCGTCGTAGTTTCGGCAGTTGGTTGCCTTGAAAATGAATTTCAGCTCCTTGCCGGTTCTCATGGCGTCGTCTGCAAAGAGGGACTTGTCGGCTTCGACGTAGGTGCCGCATTTTACACAGAAGTATGTGTTGCCGTCGGCGTCGGTTTTGAAGCCACCATTCGACCAGTCGAAATTGTCGGAGAAGGTCAGCGGGTGGTTTGTGCCGGCGCCGTCTTTGTATCCGAATTCCTCGCGGTCGGTATCGTTGTTGGTATGTCCTGCAGGGTTGAGGTCAAATACAAGACCGGTGGTCACCGGTTCCACGCTGATTCCGATGTCCTCGACTTCGAGGGTTATCGTCTTGACGACGTCTCCGCAGGTGATGGTGAGATTCTTTGTGCCCGGCGTGTCGGGTTTGTAGCTCCAGGTCTGGCGCGTTCTGTCGACGGTCAGGTTGGATACGACTTCGCCGTCCACCTTGAGGGTGATGTCAGCTGTCAGGCTCGCCGGGTTGTAGACGATGTATGGGATTGAGACGGTTGTGTACTGCTTCGCTTTCCCTGCGTAGCTGCAGGCAATGATCGGCGTGGAGTTTCCTTCCTCCGCCCAGATTACGTCGTATTCCAGAGTGTTGCTGGTTACGGCGACGCCGTCCACCGTGGCTGTGGCGTAAACCTGCAGCCTATGGGCGCCATGGCTCTGGCCGGGGATGCTCTGTGTCTGCTGTCTGTTGGAAGCGGTCACGGTGGCTGTTGCTACCTCTGTGCCGTCAATCTCGAAGTGGATCAGCTTCTCGATGTTGTTGCCGATCGGCGTGTATCTGAAGAGGACGTCTCCGTTGTAGATTGCCGTGTCGTCAAAGCTCGCGCTCAAAGAGAGAGCGATGGCGCTGATTGTCCACGTCTTCGTGCCGTAGTTGTCGTCTTCGTCCGTCACCTTGACCTTGACCTTGTTGGTGCCTTCGGTGAGGTACGGTCCTACGTTGATGGTGTGGCTTCCTTGCTCGATGTTCTTCTGAATGACCGTCGAGCCGTTGATGGAAAGCTCAAGCGTACCGCTGCTGTTGGTGAATTCGCCGCCGCTGTCGTAATCGTAAAAACTGAAGATGATATTCACATCCTCGCCATGTGCGACGGTAATTGCTGACGCTCCGGTGAGGTTCTCCAGCTTTACAACGGTGCCGGAGGAGCTTCCGCCGCCTCCGCCTCCGCCAATGAAGCAAGGATCCACGACATCCTCGCCTTCCATCTGAATGTGAAGGTATCCGGTTTCCTGGTTGTAGGTGACGCTGTCAAAGGCGAGACCGCCGCTCTCGATGGCGATATCTGCAGACGTGTCGTCCCAGAACGTGATCCTGATGCCGGTGTCGATCGGGTCGACGCTCTTGACCAGGTTCGAGTACATTTCCTCGATGCCCGCTTCGGTCTGCATTCCTTCGTGGATCCCGGCGTCTTTCAATGCCTGGATGAATGCTGCAAGCGTGGCTCTGCGAAGGCTTTCCTTCGTTTTGCCGCCGACCGTTTCCGGCTGGGTGATGAGTACGCTGGCGTTATTTCTGACGTTTTCCGTACTCTGTTTTTCGGTTATCTTGGTTGTTGCCATACTTTACCTCCTTATCTGAATGCGATGTAGCGGTAAGTTTCACCGCTCTTGTTGGTCGCGATCTTGTTTGAGGAGCTGTAGTTCACGTAGAAGCCGTTCGTGGTGATGAGCAGCGCCGTGTGGGTGTTGCTCCACGTGGTTTCATGCGCAGACGATGTGCAGCTCCTGGTTCTCAAGCCGTAGGTGCCCACGGCAAGACCGCCGCAGACGCCATCGACGTCGTCGCCGACCATACCTCTGCCGTTGCAAAGGAAGACCGCCGAAGGCGTAAAGTCAAGCGAGATCAGGCGCTTGGTGGATCCGTTTCCGCTGTAAACGCCGAAAACCGGAGCGCCGAAGTAAGAGCCGAGCTGTTCTGCCAGGGCGCTCATGCTGGTGCAGCCGGTACCGCCTCTGGAAGCTCCGAGAACGCCCTCGGTGAGGTCGTTTGTGGAGTGCTGGTGTGCTTCTTCTGCTGCCTTGATCTTCTTCGGGGTTATGCTGTGCGGGTTTTCTGCCTTCAGGTGAAGGATGAGGTTGTTGATCGCTCTCTTCACTTTGCCCATGAAGGTCGCCATTTTTTCTCCCGGTGTGGGTTCCTCAAGCGTTGTAGCGATGGTGTAAGTGATCGCCATGTCTGCCGGTGCCACGTTCTCGACGTTGCCGAGACCGATCTGCTCTGCATTTACACCGTGAGGGTTGGAGAAGTCACGCTTGTGCTCCTCCAGGCTTTTCTTCGTGGCGTATACAGAGCCTTCGCCGATCGTAGCGGTTACTTCCTCGGCGTCGCCTACCATTACGAGAATGGTCAGGGAGACCTCGATTGTCTTGCCGCAGTCGTTTGCCGGGATGAATTCGTCAAGTTCTCCAGCGTGGCAGTATGCGTAGAGCAGCTCGTTTCCGTCTGCGTCCTCTGCGAAGACGCCGGTCTCTGCCCAGTTAAAGCCTGCGACCACTTCGCTGTTGTTGAAGGATCCGGCAAGGCTGACGTAGTTCGAGCCTCTCTCGATGCTCTCGATCGGAATTGTGACCATCGGGTTCACCAGGTCTACGAGCGCGTCCTGCGTTGCCGGTTGAGAGACGCTGCAGGTGATGGTGCTGTAGTTCTGATTCCATTGGGTTCCGGTGTATTCGTAGAGCACGTCTTCCGCTGTGCTGTACCACCAATCCCCGGCGTTTGGTTCGAGGGGTGCTACCGGGTCGTATGTGAACGGTTTTTCCTCGTTTTGCATCCAGCCGGTGGAGAATTCCTTCAGCTCTGCAGCTTCGGTGTCGTACCAGAGGTCGCCATCGTAGGCTCTTGCCGGCGCGGTCCCGCTGTAGGTGAAGTTGTCCTCGGTGTCGTTCTGCCAGAGCATTCCGTAAACCTTCAGGATGGATGCTGCGGTGTCGAACCACCACTCGCCGGCTTCAGGGGTTGTCGGCGCTGCGCTTCCGTATGTGAAGACGGTCACGTTGTCCGGTACCCATCCGGTACCATAAACGTGGAGCGATGTGTCGTACCACCAGTCGCCCTGGTTCGGTACTTCCGGAGCGACGTTTCCGTATGTGAACGGGTGATCGTCGTCTTGCCATCCAAGCGCATATTCCTTCAGGCTGTCCGTTGTGGTGTCGTACCACCAGTCGCCGAGCGCCGGTGCCTCCGGTGCTGTCCCTGCGTAGGTGAATGCCTGGGCGTCTGCCGCCCACTCGGTGCCGTTGTGTTTCATCAGCACGTTGTTGGTGGAGTCGTACCAGTAGTCGCCTTCTGCAGCTGCTTCGGGTGCCGTGTCTGCGATGGTGAGGTTTACGTTCTCTTTTGCGCCCCACAGAGCCGCGCAGATCTTGAGCTGGGTGTTTGCTTGGTCGTACCAGTAATCGCCCGCTGACGGCGATTCTGGGGCGTCCTGGGCGCAAGAAATGACGGCGTCTGCCTCTTCGTTCCATTTGTTTCCGAATGCGTAGAGGATTTCGTTCGCCGTGTCATACCAGCGGTCGCCGTTTTCCGCTTCAGGGGGCGGTGTGGTTGAGCACGTGATATTTGCCGTTTCGATCGCCCAGCCTTCTCCGAAGTAGAAGAGGGTGTTGTTTGTGGTGTTGTACCAGAGGTCGTTTTCGGACGGCTCTTCCGGGGCGGTTTCGCCGACCGTTATGGTTCTGCCGCTGGTGCTCCACGTCTCCTTGTACTCGTAGAGGATCTCGTTCTCTGTGTCGTACCAGAAGTCACCGGCAGACGGACTGTCCGGCGCGGTTCCGTTGCCGATTTTTATTTTGGTGAAGTTCAGGGGACTGCCGGAAAGCGCGGAAATAAGCAGACCCCTACCTGCGTCTGTGAGTTGAGGTATTAAGCTCATGTTTGCCTCCTTTCGTCGTCAATAAAGACGTTCATATTTTCATCCGCCAGCGTGTTGCCGAGTTCGTCAACAAGCCATACGACGTCTGAAACGCCTCTATCGTCGTACTCCGTGATCGCCACCGTCTTCATTTCGTGGACGGCGGCCGCGAAGTACATGGAGAGCGTGCCCTTGCGGGGCAGCTCGATGGAATATGCGAGGTGGGAAGGCTTCACGGTGTTTATCTTCTTAATGACCGCGATGTAGTCCACGGTCGAGGTTCCTTCTTCGATGGAAACCTTGAAGGTGTAGTTGCCGTTGTCTTCGTCCACCGTCACCGGTCTGCCGGTGAGCGCTTCCAGAATATCCTCCAGGGTGGCTGGGGTTAGCGGTTGCTTGCGTCCGCGCTTCGCAATGACCGCCGCGCGTCTGGTTTCGAGGTCTTTGGTTTCGTCGACCTCAAGACCGTAGCGCTGTTCCCAGTATCTGATGCCCCAGGTGCATTGTTCGAGGAAGCATTGCTGGCGGAGGCTCTCTACGAGCTGCCGTGCCTGATCCATTTCGAGACCCATGACCTCGTAGAGCCACTTGCCGACGTATGACTTCTCATAAATCGGCGAGACGCGGCTCATCATTCGTTTTGCGCTTTCGCTTTCCGGGAAGCGTTCGATATCAAAGTCTTTCTTCATGGATTACACCTCCACGCTGCTGGTTACGGTTGCGAATTGCCCGACGAGCTTCGGGTATTCATCCAGCGCGAGAGAGATGTTGTCGGTTCCTTCGTTGAGCGTCAGGTTGGCGTAGTCTGCTACGCCGTCGGTGCCGATAATAATCGAGCCGATTCGGTTTCGCTTGATGACTCCTTCCTTTTGCGCTGTCTCGAAGTAGTCCTTCAGGCTCTCTCCGATATTTGCCACGATGGCGGTGTAGTTTTCGCCGGTTGCGATGGTGAGATCGCAGGTGACGTTGACGTCCACCGTCGTCGGTGCGGTAATGGTTACCGTTGCTCCGATCGGCGCCAGTCTGGCGCGTCGGTTTTGCGGCGCCATGATGTGGTTTTCCACGTCGGTGATGATTTTCGGGTTTGCCGGCGTTCCGTTGGCGTCCATGACGACGACCTTTACGGTGCCGGGTCCGTTCCATTCGGGTATGACGATAACGTCGCCCACGCCGTTGATCTCCTTCGCCCAGCGGATGTAGTCGTTGTCGCATCCTACAAATGAAGCGTCTGATGCTTCGCAGATCTCGCCGATTCGGCTGCGGAGTGATTCGTCATCCTCTTCAGCTGCGCCGCCGCTGGTGCTTTCCAGGTTGGTGATCTTCTCGATGCCGGAAATAGAAGGCGACACCATGATGATGATGGTGTCTGCTGCCACGTTTCCGATGGTTCCGGTTTCGCTTGCCTGGATGGGGACGTCTGCCACGCCGTCGAGGCTTATGGTTGACTCTTCTGTGGTGTAGAAGGTTATCGCAGCTGTATCTCCGGATGCCGGGACTGCAAAAAGGAAGCCGTTCGGGATAATCGTGCCGGGTGAGCCGGTGATCTGCAGGACGCCTGAAGCTCGGCTCGCTTCCTTTCTGGTGATACCTACCGCTCTTGCGTGGTAGTCGAGGTAGATTCCGTAGGAGAACATATAATGCATGATTTTGGTGGTCTCCATCATGTGGAATTCGAGCAGCTCTGCTTTTTCCAGCGCCGTCGGCTTCGTGAAGTCCCACGGAAATCCGCCCTCGGTGTCGTCGATGTCGTCAGGGAGGTTTTGCA